CCTTACCAGGTAAGGTTACTTTATGGTTCTTTGAGAATTGCTTTTGCAAGTATGCATTGTATTCTGTACGGTCAGTAAAGTACTTAAAGTTCTTACCGTCAATACGTCCACCATATAAAGGTGGTACAGATGCATATACACGACCATCTAATACCAATGGTTCCATGTACAATAAGAAGAACGATAATAGCAATGTACGGATATGAGCACCATCTGGGTCAGCATCTGTACAGATTACTACACGTTCCCAATTACATTTATTGATATCAAAGTTCTTACCATAACCTGCACCAATAATAGATATAATAGCTGCAACTTCTTCATTCTTAAGTACGTCTTCTCTTTTCTTGGTCAAAGCACTAATGATTTTACCACGAATAGGGAAGATACCTTGAGAATCATTGTCACGTCTATTACGAGCATTACCAGCAGCAGAATCACCTTCCACGATGAATAGTTCATTATGCTTCTTACTTTTAGGTCTTACAAACTTAGCTGGAAGACCAGTAATAGCTGAAGCATTCTTAACTTGAATACGGACACGTCCTGCTTCATTTTTCGTACGAAGTTCTGCTACTTCTTTAAAGTATTTACAAAGTTTTTGTAGATCCGACGAAGAGGTCTTAGCCCATTGGTCTAAACCTTCTATCGTGATATCTTTAACAAAAGGAACTAGGTCTTCATTAGAAATGATTTCCTTTGCTTGTCCTGTAAATTCTGGATACAAGTGATATACAGAGTTTACACAGCATAGTCCACTGAGAATATCAGCATTTGTAATCTTTAGTTTTGAATTCTTCCCTAGGAAGTATTTATTCATATAGTCTCTAAAGAATTTGGTAAGCCCTTCAACGAAACCCTTAATATGAGTTCCGCTAGGTGTAGGACAGAAGTTTGCATAACCAGCAAAGATATCATCAGGTTTACTACTATCGAAAGTAAATAAGATATCAGCTTTCATCTGTCCATCTTCTTTAAGCTTGGAGATATGGATTGGAGCAATCATAGGTTTTGGTGCTAATGTATCTAAGATACCAGCAATACCTTTATCATTCACAATACGAACGTTGTGTTGTTTACCATTAGCATCAGTACCATAGAAATTAACCTTGGCACCGATATCCAATAAAGGTATTAGACTTTCTAATAAGTCTAATACATCTCTCCAAGTTGTAGTGATTTCACCCATAATAACTTTACCAGCTTGGTATCCATGATATCCTTGCTTCTTAGTTGGCATAGTATGGATAGGGTTAAATGTGATGATTGTACCTTGGTAGTTATCCTTATTGGGGATAGACTTAACCTTGGCTGTTTCAGGGTCACCTAAGTATAAAGACATCTCTTGTCCTTTACCTAGACGATAAGATTTAACTACAAAGTGCTCACTACATGCACTCGTAGCTTTAGAACCTAAACCATGTCTACCAGATGAGAATGCTCCTGGTTTCTTTTCATAGTTAGTTGACGTATTTTGACTAGTAAATGCAGTAACCATAATGTCAAATGGAATACCACGACCGTTATCTTGTATGATAACTTCGTGATTTCTCTCATCATAGTATACCCAAATTTCATCACATGGAGAATCTTTCTTCATCAACTCATCGGCTGAGTTTTGAAAGATTTCCCTAATCATATTAATAAATCCTCGATTACCAGAGTAACCTAGGTAAGTACCAATATTCTGTCGTACGCCTTCAGTTGGAGTAAGAGTTAAAAAGTCATCACCATAATTGGCAATATTATCTTGCATCTCTTTTGTTATTTTGGCCATTTTATCACCTCTCACTTAACTGTTAATCTTTGTTTAAAAAATACATATTATAAAAGCCCCATTACTGGGGCTTTCTGAATCAGTCTACATAATTGAAAGGCTGTATATTGCACCATTCAATGGTACCCCCAAGCTCTTCTTCAATATATTCCATAAAGCTTGTTTCTATGGATTCACCAGGTTTACAAAACATTGACGGTACGAATGGTTTAACGTCTTTAATATTGAATTCATCTCTAAGGACATCATTCAAATACTTAGGTACGTCTTTATAAGTCTGTGGATAATACATATTATCACACATGCTAAAGTATTCTGGTTTATCTTTACCTTCTTCTGTTTTACTCCAGCCAAAATCTACATTCACCGTATCGTCAAAGATAATATGATCTTTGTCATTAGTATCATATATAGCAAAGCCAGGTTCTTCTGCATAGTAGACAAACTTAATACTACTATTAGGGACTATCTTATCTATCAGAATATTAAACCCTGTAGTAATATAAGTCCACTTATTGCAATACTCTGTTTGGAAATACCATGCAAGAGTACCATCAGGTAAAGTAGTAGACCAAATTTCATTATCATCTGGTGGCCATACCATTTCACCACGTAATGTGGTCCCATCTTCACAGTCATCAGATAATTTAGCAAAGTCTTCTTCTGTTTCCCATAGTCCTAAGTCTTTAAGAGCATATGGTAGCCAGCATTTCTTATCATTGTATAGAGATATCAATTTATCTCTAAGTATCTCTATCTCCTCTCTTACAGGAGAATAGAATGCTACGTTTTGATAACAATCATTAGCCATTTTTATCACCTCAGTAAAAATAAAAGATTCCCCATAGGAGATGTACTCCTATGGGGTTATCTTTATTTATAAATTAGCCTAAGCTGATTGTGTCAGTTGTAATAGTTTCCTTTTGAGGAGCTGCTACAGCTGGACCAGGAACAGTTGCACCTACGGAAGCATTAGCATTGAATGGGTTAGCATTCGCTACCATTGCTTGTTGGTTTTGCAACTGCTGTACTGGGCTCACAGGTGGTTGTTGCATTTGTGCTTGTGGGTTAAATGCTTGACCACCCATCATTTGTTGTTGTTGGTTAGGCATCATTTGACCTTGACCTTGGTTAGGCATACCTTGCATAGGTGGTTGTGCATTATAACCGAATGGAGCTTGTGCTTGTTGTTGCCATTGTTGTTGAGGCATTGTTTGTACAGGCATTTGACCATTCATAGTTTGTGCATTGTAGTAACCACCATTGGCCATGTTGTAGAAGTTAGGGTTAGCTTGTGCACCCCAAGGGTTAGCATATGCTGGTTGTACATTACCATTCAAGATATTGTCGAAGCTAGTGAAAGCATCTGGACGAACAGCTTGAGTTGGTTGTTGTACAGTTTGTGCACGCATTACAGATTGAGATACATCTGTAAAGTTTTTGAATGCCAAATGATACAAGTCCAAAGATTTTTCAGCGATTGGCAAAGACATCATGAATTCAGTATTGATTTCAGCTGGCAATGTAATGCTGAACAATTTGATTTGTTGCCAAATGTGACGCATAGTGCGTACTGCGTTTTGAACTTCTTCATCAGAGTATGGTGTTGTAGGAATACGTTCACCACATTGTGTGCATCGTACCCAACCTTGACCGTCGGCCACAGTCAAGAAACCAGTATGGTCTTTGTGTGGACATTTAGCCCATGCTTCTTTTTCTGGTGGAATTTCCAAAGAGAAAGATGCTTTTTGTTGTGGTTTTAACAACTCACGATCAGCCTGTGTCATTGGGTCTGTAGGTGTGATTGGTGCATAGTTACCTACAGGAGCTTGAGCAGTGTTGAAAGTTGGGTTGGCAAAGCCATAGTTAGGGTTTTGATTATACATATTAGTTTCCTCCTATAATCAAAATGGTTAGAATAATAAATGTATGAGTACCATACCGTGTATAGGGAATTTCCCTATACACAGATATAGTATATAATTATAGATTTGTTTCATTGATTTTAAAATTTACAAATCTAAATTATTTTACAATAGTGGTATCTTATAATACCATCGCTTTAACTGTAGCGATCAAGTTATCTACTACTGTAGATTCTACTGGGTTAGCATCTTCAGCTACTGCAATAGCTGGTGCTGTACCACCATGAATATTAGCAAGAGTTGTACTCAAAGCCCCTAATGACGTATTGAAGTCATGTTTAGAGATTTGATCGCTTGCTGTAGTTGTATATTCAGGGGTAATAGTATCGAATTCGCTGGATGCAATAGCTTGACCAGCTAATTTATCGCTAATGATCTTATTCAATTTAGAGAATAAGTCAATAGCACCATTAGCACTTAAACCATTAACTGGTGTAGGTGCCGGAGTTACTGGAACACTTGGAGCTGGAGCTGCAGGTGTTGGAGTAGTAGTTCCTGTTGTAGGAGCCGTTGGAGTAGTAGGTGTTGGAACTGGAGTTACAGGGGTTGTACCTGTGCTACCAGTGCCAGAAGTACTACCAGGAGTTGCTGGACTAGTTGTACTAGATCCTGTACCTGTAGTAGGTGTAGTACTACCTGGTGTAGCTGGTGCTGGTGTTACAGTAGTTGTACCAGATCCAGGTGTAACAGGAACTGTTGTACCAACAGCAGGAGCTACAGGAGTTGTGCCACTACCAGCACCATGGGATGGTGTAGGAGTAGTAGTGCCTGGAGTAGGAACTGGTGCTGGTGTTACAGGAGTTGTACCAGAACCAGAAGTGCTACCAGGAGTTACTGGTGTAGCTGTAGCACCTGTACCACTTGGAGTAGTAGGTGTAGGAGCTACAGGAGTTGCTGTACCACTAGTTCCATGACCAGGTGTTGGGCTCACAGGTGGAGTAACAGGTGCTGGGGTAGGAGCTGGTGCTACAGGTAAGATTGTACCAGTATTAGTTTCATCTGCATGAACCCCTAAGTATGTCAAATCAGGTACGTTTGGTGTAGGGTATGGATAGGAATCATCAATACTACGAGTTACACGACGTACTGCTGTAGGGTCATATAGAGGATCATCCAATCTGTATTGAACTACAGGAACGTTATCACTAGTTGTATCCTCTACTGGAGCACTAGGTGCTGTTTGAGGACCAGCCATTGGAACGTCTTTTGGATTATTAACCAAATCATAAGTAGGAACACCAATACCACGAGAACGTTGTTCGTTACGTAAACGCATAAGAGCAGCTTCTGCTTGGCGTTCTTGTTCCTCTCTGAGTTTGTAGATTTCATCGAGCTCACCTTTACGTACTGCACCGAATGCGTACATATCAGTTGTAGGAGCTTGTTCATTCAAGAAGAGATTAATAATCTTATCTTCAAAACCAAACTCTTTCATTATAGCTCTAGCATTTTGTAAATCCATATTGATATGAAGATATTGAATCATTTCATAAGGTACTACTGTAAGCTGGAATGGCTCACGGTAAGTATCAGTCAATGGATCAGAATTTTGATGTGCTACAATAAGCACCTCATTGTTATCGTCCCAAATAGTTGGAACGAATCCTAAGTTATATTTGTGATTATTATCACCATAGACAAGCATACCGCTGACAGGAGTATCATGATTACTATTGACAGCTTTTCGTTTGTCTCTTACTAGTTTAACTGCAGTTTTTTCCATAACTAGTATATTCTCCTTTTCTCTTAAGAGTCTTTATAAAGTGATCGACAATGTCTTGAATCCAATCCGGCAGAATCAAGACAGTTACGCCCATATTGTCCTCAGTTGAGACAATTATATACCTGTTATAGATGGCACTTTTACAGCCTGGGTTGTACCTAACAACCCGTTTTAGGTGATGATATAATAGAGAATTGCCTTTCGTCTCCTCTACTGTAACACCTCTTTCAAATGCTCGTCTAAGAAACGATAACTGTTTCTTTTTAGATTTGATATTCACTCTCTCTTTCATTCTCTTAGAGAAATGATGGGAGAGAGTGTAATCATTATCATTAAACTCGCATTTTTTCGTAAGGGTCTCTTGCATGTAGCCCCAACCGTTCTTGATAGATTTGCTCTTGCATTCTATTCAAGATTTCCGGTTGGAATACTCCTTGCTTGAGATAGTCTCTGAATGGTACTAATGCTTCATACACTAATTGGTTAATTCGTGCTAAAGCTCTATAGTAATTCAAGAAACCATCATCATAGTAGTTGAACTCCTCACCTGTTTCCATACATTTATGCTTGAATGCCTCAGCATATTGTACGACTCTACCGTAGTGGTATGCTTGTAAATGAGCAGCCTGTAATAAAGAATCTATAAAGCGTTCATTTGTGAATACCTCTACGTACATATTACAATCAATATTAGCATGAGCAAAGTCATTGATGATTTGCTTAGCTAGTCTTGTGTATTCTTTAATAGCTTTGTCGCCATAATACAGTAAGAAGTTTTTGTTTTGTTTATTATTATTGATTTCACGGTCAATACAATTCTTACGCTTCTTACCACCCTTTTTACCTTTAGCCAATCTAGCATCGAATGGTTTAGTACCAGTCAATACTTGATTAGTTAGACCTGTAACTTCTTTAAACTTATCCTCATAGCCTCTACGGAAATAGATTTCTGCTTCGCTAGTTGGTTCAGTTGTAAAGCTTGGAACCATTATAGGTTGATTGTTTTGTCTGAAGATAGCTAGATGCTCTTCAGCTCTTGCTTGACCCATCTTGTATGCTTCACTATTAGCAGTGATATTATACTTAGGGTCTACCTCGATATTAGGATTATACATATTAGATTTCTTCCCCTTCGTTCAAAGATGTAACCGCTTGGAGCAGTCTAGACCCTGGTTGTGATAAATGAACAGCATTCTCATAATTTTGTCGTTCAGTCTCACTCGTGTTTTGGATCTCATGTAGACTATCCAAGTAGTCACCTAATCTAAATCCATCGTTGTAAATATAGTTTCCATCTTCATCACCTAAGTCTTCTAGATATAAGATGAAATCTTTCAATGATCTAAACCCATTAACTGGGTCTTCAGGTTTAATAGACCAGTTAGAAATAAGAGATTCTTCAAAGTCAATGATATCTACGTTTGCAATTACATACTCACGTACTACATCTTGACCTGTAATGAACTCAAATGTCTTCTCTTGGTCATAACCCTCAATAAAGTAAATAAATAGAGTATACTTTCTATCCTGTGGATCAATATACTCTTTCTCTTTTGGTTCGTCCTCAATTTTAACGAACATGGATCGGATCGGCTTGTCGCTGACCCCTTTAATATTATTATTATATGGCATAGTATACGCCTCCTTCCATATCTATAATATATAATTCTAGTAGAACTTAGGTTTGCGTTTTACGTATATCATATAATCAGAGAACCTGGTTATGCCAGTATAGATTAGATTAGGCATTACATCTTTACGTAACCACTCTTCAATGAATATCCCAGAGTAATACTGAGACCCTTGAGAGAGATGGGTTGTAATAGCATATGCTAATTCAATCTTATTCCCTGGAGAATAAGGGCTATTACGTAGTCTATTCTTATCGTCATAGTCTGCATTGAAATAATCATAGTCACACTTGACATCTCTGAATAGTAGTCTACCCTGTCTAAAGTCTATCTTAAAGATATTACGTTCACTACCACGAGATGATACATCTGGGAAGTTCTCTACTGTACCACGTAAACCATTAACTAAGTTAATACCATCACACTCTATACTCCAGTTATTCTTTCTACAGATAACTGGTTCACCATGCATTGGTAACTTAGACTTTACACCACGTAAGTCCCGTAGATAACTATTGATTGTTTCTCTTGTAGCGTTCTTACATGTCAATATTATAGGAGACTGTATCAAGAAGTCATCAGTAAGCATATCCTCATCAATAACTACAGCATTATTATAAGTGCCATAGTGTATAGGGAGCCCTTTAATAGCTCTATCTGCTAAATAGATGATACCAGAGTTCTCACCTTGACGCATAATATCAGTTAAAAAATGAACCTTACCATCTACTAGATAACCTGGGTCATCAGCTACAGGAGGCAACTGATTCAAATCACCACAGGCTATAATCTTAATACCGAAAGATTCAATGTCTTTAACCATAGATCTAGGTGTCATAGATGCTTCATCAATCAAGATAAGCTTAACACCCTCTAAGAATTCTCTTTTAACAAACTTAGTTGTAACTTTAGGCTTGTTAAAGTATGGATCCATTATAGGTCTTCCTAATCCATCATATTGGATTTGTTCTACAGGTTCATATATAGATGCATGTATAGTCTTAGCTGTAAATAATCCTCTATTACGCATAACTATAGCAGCTGTGCCAGTAAAGCTCATAGGCAATAACTCATCTATAGACAGACCCAAACGATTAATAATTTCGAATAGTACCACAGTCTTACCAGTACCAGCAGCACCAGTATACTGGAATACTAATTCGGAACTATTATTGTACCAGTCGACAGCAGCGTCAACGACTGCCTGCTGTCCTGGATTTAGTTGGAATTTCATTATCTCACCCTCTTGAATACTACAAAGGTTTCATAATGACGATCATCTGTATATACTGTAAGTAATTGGTAACCACGAGCGGTCATATTGTCAATACCATATGAAGCATACTTAGTCTTATAAAGCATAGACTTAGTATCACCAACAGCTGGTGTATATTCTTTGAGGGATTGTACATTCTGCTCAAGAGCTACATTGAACTTTTGATCAGATGTCTCCTGTCTACCAAAATCAGTATAGTAATATACATAGGATCCAATAGCTACCAGTACGATAGCTATTAGTAATCCGATAAATGTCTTCTTACCCATATTATTTTAATCCTTTCTTGCTAGTTCACTCTGGTATACACAACCACAGTCTTCCCGCTAAGATCATAGTTACGTACAGTAACACCTTTAGCTTTATAACCACGCTCTTTCATATCAGCGATACCATGATTAACTTCTTCGTCGTATCTATAACTTACAACCACTGTATCATTGATTGCTGGGTTTAGACCCTCTAATGCTCTAGTATTACGATTAACTGCAGCATCATGAGTAGAATCAAAAATACAACCAGTGGTCAAAACTAGGGAAATCATAACCATTATCAAAAGCACATATTTTTTCATTGTTTTTACCTCACTCTTCTATAAACAACGATAGCTTGGTCTTCAAGAGAATCACTGACAATGGCTTCTACTATATAACCTTGAGCTATCATTTCATTGATTGCATCACTTGTTGGATTCTCATAAGTTACCGCTACTTGACCTCCAACTTCTGGTATATGCTCTGGTAATATAGGTCTTACATGAGCCGTTCTATCACCAGGGTGTGTTCTAAATATACCAAATGCGGCACCAGCTATAGTTAAGCCTGCTATAATAAGTAATACGCCTACTGTAATATACATTAGATAAGCATTTATCTTTTGCTGTCTTTCTAAGTTCTTCATTTGCTACCTCTCTTAGCTCTACTTCTCTCTTTTATAGCTTCCATTTCAGCTTGAGTAAAGTCTATTTCTTTTAAATTGGAATTATCATACCCACATAAGTAGTTTATACAATCCATATACTTAAGACTATCATTGTAATAGATCCCCGAGGAATAGATGCGTCCATCATCTAATACAATTTGAACCTGACCCTTAATGTCTCTCTTCTTAGGGTTGACTTTAGCATAAGTAACTACAGTTGGGTATTCTTGAATCAAATCTAGATACATATCAAATAGTGTCTTCATAATAGCGACATTATTCAATGGATCATAGATAACTGGGTTCTGTAATGTTAATGCTGGAGCATCTTGCTCAAAACATAACGGTCTGCCCTTAATAAATACAGGAATTAATTGTCCAGCATCTGTTTCAAACATGATTTGTAGAGACTTAGCAGGATTATATACTAGCCCACAGGTATAGAATACATCCTTTTCAAACTCTTGTCTCGTATACGTTGGAAAAGATGGAACACTAACAAACATGCTTCCCATAAAGAGTACCTTTCTACCTCTGAAACACTATTGTAATCAGGAGGATTTACGATATGAATGAATATAACACAAACACCGACTTCCAACACACCGAAATCGGCATCTTAACATCACCTTGTGATAAATATAAGCCAGGATTTCAAACCTTTTATTTACCTTCATTGAATCCTATGAATCTTAAGTCTAACACAAAGCAATCTATAAACGTACAACCTACAAATCTTATTAATAAAGAACCTATACAGGGTGGTAAGATTCAGGTTGGGTCTAATATTTTAGTGGAAATGCCTAAAGAAGTTGCTAGACAATATCCATATAAGTTTATCCCTCCAGGGACTAGATTTATAATCGGTTTTCCTAGTGGTGATATCACCAAACCAATTGTTATAGGGAGGGATTACGATGCTTACAGAGATAAGTAGTATTCAAGAATTTATTACCATGAAGCCTGTAAATAACTCAGACTTTCATGCCTACTCATACTATATGAAGTCATCTACATTGGGATCACTAGAAATCCCATTCAGAAACTTGATTACTACAGATTATCTTGATGACTTCAAGAAAGAAGCATACAAGATTAACTTAACTGCAGAAGAGTTTCGTAAATACAAGTATAAACCAAAGCTCTTAGCTAATGATGTATATGGTAATGGTGAATTCCATTACATTATCTTAGCTATCAATGGTCTATATAGTATCAAAGACTTTAATAGACAATCTATATACCTAATACCAAAGAAAGAGCTACTCAAATTACTTGAGTATGTGTATTCTTCTAATAAGCAGTATATAGATTCTTATAACTATTCACATGGAATCAAATAATATCAACCACGGAAGAGTACACTGTACTCTTCTGTGTTTTATTCTGCCACATAAACAGGTTCTTCTATAAACATAGGGATTGGTTCTGCACTTCTAAACATCGGTTTGATTTTATCTTTCATACCGTGTTGCTCAGCAAAGTACCCTACAGATAATAGACTTTGATTTGGTAACGCCACAAACATGGATGGAGCTTTAAACTCACCTTGACGTGGTGCCCATTTCTTAATAAGATTCAAATATTCTTTAGCTTGAGCCTTATCTAAAGCTTCATTAGCTCTACCCTTACGTACATATACCATCTCATCAAATTCTTCTGGTGGAATATATGGACAAAGCATAGTCTCTACAGCATTTACAGGAATCTCTAAGTTATACTTAATCATATCTAATGAACGATCAGTATACTCAGACTTCTTGAATCCATTAATCTTATCTTGATTGAACTTGTCAACTGTCATTTCTAGTTTAGCTATAGCAAATGGATTAACTCCACGTGCAATAGCCTTAGTTCCACTAGGCAATGTACCAGAATATTCTGGT